GTAAACTTGTACATGATGTTCCATTTTGAACAGTAACAAGACTTGTGTTGTTATAATCATCATCAATATTTGATGCACAATATGTTTTTTTAACTAAAGTTTCATCGTATATTGTATTTTGTGTGTTACACCCTAAAGATAAGTCACCAGTTGAACCGGTAAGAGATTGTTGGGTTAATTTGAGTGATGAGTCGTATATTTCATATGTGAATCCTGTCCATTGAAAATCTGTTAAAGAAGAATTGCCTACGCTATCACCACTTATAGAACTATAACAACAAGAACCAGTTACAGATATTGGGCCGGCACAACCCACAGAATAATTCATACAACCTGATTTTGAAATATAAGAAGTTAAACCACCATCAGGCTCGATATCAGATATGTCAACACGAAGAACATACCATTTGTTATTTACAGGTGTTGGTATATCATAAACACCATATGTACATGGACCGGGTTGTGTACTACCACCTCCAATTGATATTCTTATATTTGATAATGATGGGTAACCTGTTGGTTCAGAATAATAAAAAGCAACCATATATGATAAACCTCTTGTTATTGTTCCCGAACTTTTTGTAACAGTATTTGTCCAATCAGTTGAAGGAGTCATTGTGGATGGGTCATCTAATATTGTTTCAATGTTTCCTGCGCACGTTTTTATACTTGAATGAAAGTATAAAACATAATCATAAACATCATTACAAATTGCATCTTGAAAATCAATATTTATTGACGTATTTTGAGAAGATGTTGGGTCTGTACAATCGCAAGTACCATTTGGTATTTGTGTTGGTGAACATGTTGGTTGGGAAAATGGTAGTACATAATTATCACTAATACACCAACGTCCTTCAAAACAATCATCGGTTGGACAAGGACATGGAAAATCTAATTTTGGGTCAATACCATTAATACCCAACCTATAAACTAACCATCCGTAATTATTGTTAATTGTACCTATATACCCTATATTTCCTCCGCAATTTGTGAGATTATCAATCGTTAATTCGGCATATGTATCAACTTCTAATGACGAAATTCTATCTAACTCAAAAGAATTTGCACTTCCGTGTGGTAAATAACTTTTTAAAACAATAAAATATGTGGTATTGTTAATGGGTAAATTTGAAAAAGTATAAATTTCATCTAATGTTTTCCCAGTAGAAGTTCCATTACAAGTTGGTGTCAATCCCGTAAAACTATATGAAGGTAAACCAGAACCACTAGCGGAAAGTATAAATTCATCAATTGTGTTATCGGGGTCACATATTGGTGTATATGGTGTACCATTAATATCTACTGTATCTCTAATAGCGGTACCTTCTCCAACTTTACAATATAATTCATCAGGTCTATTTGATGGGATTATAATTTGTTCACTAGAAAAATCTTCACAAGATTCACATTCAGGATACACAACAATTGGTAAATTTACAGTACCGAATCTTTGTAACGGTTCAATAACTAATGAATCAAAAAACCTAAAAGGTCTCACATCTATTAAAGTAGCACCAAGTGCTCTAATATAAATTCGTATAGTTAAAAGAAATTGAAATGGTATTATCAATATTTGTAGGGCCCCAATAAAGGCGGTATATATTATTCTTTCAAATACACTAATTACTACCGCTAATAGTATAGAAAAACTAAATCGTCTCCATCCGTAATTAATTGGAGGAGTTACTGTACTTGATTCACAATCATCTTCTTCTTTAGGGGATATGTCTTTTATCCCGATGTAATTGTCCTTTCCTCCTTTAAAATGACTTCCAATGTATGAACTAACAGTATATACCTTATTATATGTAAATCTAAAAAAATAATCTTCAGGAAAATAACTACCGTAAACTTGATTAAATATTACCGTAGAACTAACGGCCGGCGAAGGGTAATCATTCCAATCCAAAGAAAAAGCATAAGAACCGTCAATATCGGAATTATATTCTCGTATGTTTGGTAACAAATAACTACCAACAAATCTAACTCTACCTAATTCATTGTTTTTTCCCGAAATTCTAAATCTATAACATGCAGATGTTGGTATACCTTTATTTGGGTCATTTGTAATTTCTGTTTCACCAAATTCATTTGTATATTGATATTCCATATTCATTGGTAGCGGTACTACAAATGAACCATCATCATCTACATCCTCTTCAATTTGATAAGTTTCTAAAATTGGTCGACCTAATGAATCCTTTGATGATGTAAATCTTATCATTTCAATTTCCGCGGCAAAAGTTGTTAAATCACACTTTCTACCCATCGCACTCCTTGGTCTACAATTTTTGTTTAAAGTATTTTTTCCTTGGTCTGAATATATTGACCCAATTAAATATGCTTTTGGTTCAACTTTAACTCCTTGACTCGATAAATCAAAGTCGGTTCTAGTTATTCCAATCTCACATAGGTCTTCATTACCCCAAAAAGGATATACTTCGATGGTTTGATTGAACGATATGATTTGAGGTAATGAATCTAAATCTTCAGAAGATTTAAATGAATATGTATTTTTAAAATTATCAACCCCTTTACCTTGTCTTATAAAATCATCCGGTCTTAATGAAAAACAACCAATGTCGGACAAATCAACATCAACATGTATTGTTTGGGTACCAACAGGTACTCCCCATATCATAAAATCACCAGCATTGTTTGTTTTTACGGTGTACTTATAGTATTTTTCATACACTTCTAAAACTTCTTCTCTTGTTAATATGTCCAATTGGTCAGGAAATGTACCTGTTGGTTCATGACCACCGTGTTGTTTTCTTTTTGGTAATAAATTATATCTATAACCATTTTCATCACTATCGTTTACGGTTGTATATGGATACAAAGCAGATATTACTGGGTCATTACTATCTTCATCAGAAACAGGAATAAAAATAGAAACTCTTGCATTTGGGACACCAAATCCATTGTTTACAAATATTCTACCACATACAACCCCATAATCAGAGCACATAGACGTATACGCTTCTGTTTGGGTAAATTTAAGAGATAATATCTCTAAAAGGTCGAAATCGTTTTTTAATTCAACGACAACCTTTTGGTCTCTTCCTACATTTGTTGAAATTCTATGTTTTTGCATTTCTATATAAATAGAAAATAAACAATTTTCTATTTAAAATAAATCCAATTTAAAATGTGGTTGTTCCTAAAGATTTAACTCTAACTTTAATATCTTTTTCAGGAAACCTAATTTGATATATTTGATTGGATTTCATATAAATTGTCATGTCTGATTGTAAAATTTCTTTTGTTGAATCATTAACATAACTTTGGGCAACTTCTGATGATGAATATTCTCCACCAATATTATTGAATACTCTTACATCGACAGCATTTACAACACCCGCAACTTCTCCGATTATTCTATACAAATCACCAACAAAAAGGGGGTCACCCATTTTTCTTTTATCAATTGAAAAATAATTAACAACATCTTCAATAACCGTTCTAACTATTTCTGTTTGGTTTCCATTTTTGTCTACCACAATATCCAATTCTAAAGAAAAATCAACAACTTCACCACTTTCAATTTCTAAAAAGTCATTTATCATCCTATATTCGGATAAATAAGTTATGATATTATTTTTTAAGGTTGATGATACAGTATCAATTAAATTACCGTTTTCGTCATATGACAATAATTTAACTTTTATTTTATTATCTTCTTCCATTACATTTACCTTTGCCGGTGCACCATATGTTGCTGGCATTGTCTCAATCATTGATTTATAATCGTTTAATGTGACCGCTCTATTTTGTGCTGCAAAATTGTAAGATATTAAATTTCTAATTTCTTCAATTGTTGGTTGGTCCGCACCACCAACTGCGGGTGTTACATTTGTCACCGTTAATGAATTTTGAACTTGGGTGTTTGTGGTCGCATTTGGCCCATTTAAAACAAAATCGACATCATCAACACTAGTTATAATATTGATACCTAAATTACTGTCTCTACCCCCACCGATTCTATATTTTACAAACAATGTTGTATTTGGTTTAGGTAATGCACCTAAAGAGGTGTTGTTAAGATAAACACCTAAATTTACTTTTAAATTACCAGTATTATAATCATCCAAATTATCCATTGGATTTACATTCCCCGAACCAAATGTTATTGAAAAATAATTTTCAGGTGTATATTCTGTTATAAATTTATTTGATACCGAAAGATATGTTCCTGAAATAAAATTATCTGAATCTGATGCTCTTGTTGGGTCAGGAATAAAAACCTTATCTTGCATTAAAGTTTTTACCTCGTACCATTTATTTGTTGAAACCAAAAATTCAGAATCAGTTGGGTTGTTTGTGAAACTTACACCTTCTTTATGAATTACTGAAGACACACCTAAAACATTTTGTTCGGGTAAATATAATTTTAAAAAAGGTTTTTGGTCTAATTCTGTTATTACTCTTCTATATATTCTTGTTACACCATTAATAACCGCTTCTCTTTTGACAATTGAATATGATATTAATCTGTTATTACCATCAAAATTTGGTATTTTTAATCTATTAGGTTCCCCTCTATTATTAAATGGGTTGGAAAAATCAATATCTTCAATTGTTTCAAATACTTGCCCTCCACCAGATACTTGTGCTCCCGTTTTAATTGTACCTAAATACCTAGTGTCTTCTTTATCACCCCTAACAGGTACTTGTATTGTAAAATCACATAACGCAACGGAAGGTCTATTTCCGGGTATTTTTAACCCATAGGTTTTAGCAATATGGTATAATGAAGTTCTTTGTTGTGCAAAATCTAAAATTGTTTCCTGCCAAACCCTA